AAAGCACTATAGCGGCTTCGCTGCTCTCCCAGCTTCCGTTGGCGTTCTGTACGGCTTCGCCGCTGGTGCGCTTATATAGGAAGTGTGGGTATTGGTTCGTTATTACGTCCGAAATTCCTACCATACGTTACTCCTGTTTCGTACCTTCGGCTTGTTGGCTGGTATGATGCCTAACTCTCCGCAGGTAATGTTGTACCACATCTTAATAGCTTCCCAATTCCACGAAACGGAATAACCGCCTTCGCTGACGTTTGCCAAAGGGATAACGGTTGCAAACTCCTTAACTAAGGCTGTCTTTGCCGTAGTGGGGTCTGCTTCCGCGTTCTCGTCGGGAATTAACGCCTTTTGGTTGGCTAATATCAGTTCCACGTCTTCGGCTTTCACTCCGAAACGCTTAACCGTTGTAGTAATCCATTCTTTGTAAGTCATTCCTTTAGGCTTTAGGAAGGGCTGGGGCTGGTAGCTTCCTACGCTGTTACCTGTTTCCGCTGCCAGCCCGTTACCCTGTGTTAGTGACTCCACGAGCTGTTAGCTGTGTCCATCAACCACGAACGCGAAGAGGTAAGCCATGCCGGGAAAGCGTTAGCTATACCCATAGTTACTTCCTCTAAAGGCTCTTCGTTCGCAAACTTCTTGATGAGCGTGTGTCCGTTCATAGCCTTCAAAGCTACCGAACCCTTAACGTTCAAGTCTGCCGGGGTCTTCCAATAGGTTTGACCCAAAACCTTGCTTTCGTTGAACATTACGACGTTCTCAGTGAACGGGTTGCCGCTGAATGGGCGCGAACCGTCGCCGAGTTCTATCGTGATGTCTTGGTCGATAACGATAATCTGCAAACCGCGAAGGTAAGACAAACCGCGAAGGGCTGTATTCACCTGCTCCAAACTTGGGGTCTGCTGGATTTGAAGTGCGTTAGCTGCGAAGCTTGCGCAAATCTTCTGAACCTCTGCAGTCTCCGTGAATGTGGCGAAGGTGTCGAGCGACATGAAGGCGTACTTAAGGCTTACGCCCTTCGCCTTAGCTGCTGCTACGACGGCTTTGAAGTCCTTAGTAATAGGCTTCGCGCTGTTGCTTGTAGCCCAATTAGCAGAACCTGTCTGAAAGCCTACCTTCTGAGCGGCTGGGATTTGGTAATCTACGTCGTATTCACTAATTACGCTAACGTTGTTGTTGTTGTTAAGCGTAATCTTACCGAGGGAAATCTGCTGCAAAGCCATCCACTCCAAACGTGCGGCTACGGCTGTCCAGCAGAAGTTGGTATCTTCCGCCCACGCTTCTACAAGTGCGCGAAGGTTGGGGTTCTGCGAAGTCATGGCTACCATAATTTCGTAGTCGTCCAGCTCTTCGTCGTTCTTGGTGCGCTTTACCGCAATCTTGGGGATATCACCCTGCAAACGGGCAATAGCTTCGCGTGTCTTCTTGTCGATCGACGCGCCACGCGCTACCAAATCGGCGGCAATCTTCAAGCCTACCTGTGCTTCAAGTGCTTTCCACGTAAGCGTATAGGTCTGCTTGAGGGGGAACAAAGTAGGATAGTAGTACGGCTTCAAGTCGTAGGTATTGATGACGGCTTGCATATCCTTCTCTACAAGTCCGCGCATAAGTGTTGCTATCATAACTTTCTACCCTTTCGTTAAATTAGAACAATGCCCTTCAACGCGCCCAGAATAGCGTCGTTAATTGGGGGGATAACACTCTCTTTGAACTGCCCAATAGTTACGGCTGGTACGAGGTGGTTGCTAAGTTCTTCCACGTCGTAGCTGTCGCCTGTAAGGGCTTTAGGTGCATACTTGAACGCTGCGCCGCTGCTGGCGTGTTCGCCGTCTGCAAGCATAATAATAGCGTCCTTTGCAATCGCGCCAATGGCTGTGCCGATGGTTACGGTGTCGTAGGTTGCGTTTGTGGTGTCAATCGCGGTAATGGCGTAAGCCTTTCCGTTTACGGCGGACATGACGAAATCGCCTACCTTGAAATGCGAACCCTTTGCAATCTTAACCGAAGTACCCGAAGCTGCTACGGCTTCCACTACTAAGGCGGTCTTCTCAACGTGGTAGAGTCCGTCTGAACCCTTGCCAATCGCTGTGCCTTCCTTAAGTTTAGAACCGCTTACAAGCTCTGCGGACTTCACGGTTACACCGTTAGGAATGTCGGCGAGGTTGTGGGTGCAAGCGTGTACTACGCGCTTGTCTTCCTTTCGCTTAATTGTAAGTCCCATTTCTTATTCGGTTTTTTGGGGTTGTTAAACTTCCTTCCCTGTTAGGGTCGGCTTGCTGGTCTCTTCGGCTCGCTGCTTGATGTAGTCTGCTACGCCCTCGCTTACTCCTTCTTTGGTCACGGCTCCAAAAATGGGCTTATCGTGGTTTTGCAGGTCTTTGTCGGCTTCTTCCTGTGCAAGCGTAGCAATGTGCGCCGCCTGTGAAGTCATGAAGCTCTCAAAGTCCGCATCGTCTTTGAAGGTCATACGCCCGAAATTGTCTAACAACAAATCGCGCTTACTGCCTTCCAGCTTTGCCTTGTCTAACGCGGCTACGAATAGCCCCCTACGGGTTTCTGCTACCTTCGCGTCGCTGATGCTGGTAATACTTTGCTGTACGCCCTTCAAGCTCTCCGCGATAAGGTTCTTAACATCGTCAAGTGTCAGATTCCCGTCGGTGGTTTGGTGCTGCTGTTGCTGCTGCTGGGTCTGCTTTCCCTTCTCCACGAAATCATACTTTTCCTTAAGGCTGGTTTCGTAGGTTTGGTTAGCCTTGCCTATTTCCGCGTCAGCTTTGCTGCGCCAATCCTTAACGAATTTTTCTACCTTCTCGGCGGATAGTTTTCCTACGAGTTCGGTAGCCTGTTCTTGGGTTTCAACCTGTAAGCTGAGCGCAGCTGCCAACTGCTGTAACCCGTCTTCTCGCACGCCCGGAAACGTCTGTTTCAGTAGTGCTAAAATTTGCTGTAGTAAATCCATAAAAACTATTTTTGTTACGTTAAAACAATGCAAAGGTAGCGTATTAAAGTAATACAAAGTAAAAAAGTTAGGTAAAACACTTCGTTAAAACTTCGTCTTAGTGGTAACGAATGGCTGTAAATGCCTACAAAATACTACGCTTTCGGGGTGTTCTGCTTGCCTTTGGTGTCGGTCGTTCCGCGTCCTGTTTTGGCTATCCGGGAAAAAGTGCGTACCTTTGTAGCCGTTAAAACGTGCTTTTTATGAACGAACGTATAGAAGAACTAATAGAAGAATTAGACGCGCTGGCTGTCGAGTACAAGCGTAACGAGGTGCTTAGACTGCAAAGCAAAGTACAACTTTGGGCGATACGCTACAATAAGCTTCCGCGTGTCTTCCGCCCCCTGTGCCTTCACTACTTCAAGAAGTGGGCGATCCGCTATAACGACGTTGTGCGCTTCCTCTATCCGCCCGTAGAAGGTGCGCCGCTTCCTGTTGAAGAATTAAATAACGATGTAATATGAAAACCCCAAACGTACAAACGACAAAGGGCGTTAAGCCTTTAACCGCCCTTCCTAACGAAGCCTTAGTAGAAGGTTTCCTTTACAACTCTGACGAAGACGAAGAAGTTAGCTTAGTTCGCCTTCTCTCGATCGTAGAACCTTCGCCAAAGAAGGCAGGGGCAATCCTGCGCGAATGTCTCACTAAGGGGCGTTCTTTGGTCGCCGTCTATCCAGGTAAGAATGAAACGCCGCCAGCTAAAGCTACTTACTTGGGTTCTATTGCTGACGGCGCGTTATATCTCGTTTAATAGGGTAGGCTCTTAATTAAGTCTATCATTTCCTTGTATTCCGTAGGCATGAAGTGTTCAAAGGCTCTGTTTCCTAAGTAGGTGTTTTCAAAGCAATGTGCCAAATACTCATGCCTTCTCATGCTTAAGCTGTTAAAATAGCTTGTGCTGTGCCCCCAGCCTACGCCGCTACTATTAACTAAGCTTTTTAATGTGTCCTGTAGGCTTCCTATCTGTTCCAAAGCGTCGCGTTTGGTTATTCCTCTACGTGTAAATACGTCGTCGCCAAACTTTTTCAGACGCTCATAAACTGCGTCTATTCTTGCCGAAAGCTGCTTAGCGTACATTATGGAAGTTTGGCGCGTAGTGGTTTTGTACGTTCCTGTTGCGTAGTCGTACTTATAATCCGTTACGGTTGTCTTCACTTTCTTACGAAGCCTTGCTATCTGCTTTTCCCTCAAATCCTGCAAAGGCTTGTAGCCGTGTATGATGTCGCGCTGGTCGCCGATGGCGTGTCCGAACTCATGGTAAACTACGGCTTTCTTCTCCCACGGGGAATTTTTGGCGCGTGTATCGTTGTCTAATACTACTTCCCTGCCTAACTTACATTCGTAGCTTCCCTTATTCGTGTGCGGTATCTTCAAAGTAGGCATATACTTCAACTTGTCGAAAAATTCCTTACTGAATACGTACTTTTCGCCCAATAAGTAAGCCTGTCCGTCCTTAAGCTCTTCGGGCATATTGCTGGAGTATTCTTTCTTCGCTTCCTCTGCTATAGCCTTCTTTAAGTCCGCTTCCGCCTGTATCTTTGCTTCCTTAAGGTTCTTAATACAATCTGCGTAATACTTTCCTGCTTCGCATCTGTTCGCGCCGCAAATAGCCGTATATTTGTCCGCTATAGCCTTGTTAAGCTTGCTTATTTGGTTTCGTACCTGTTGAAGCTCTGCTATTGCCAGCATCCATTCTTCCTGTCGCTTGTCTGCCAAAGCTTGCAAGCTCTCCACTTCCGCGCGTAGTGCTTCCCTGTTTCCTGCCAAACGTAAGCCGTCCAGCTTGGAAACGTCCAAACCGAAAGCGTAAGCCCATCGTTTCAAAGTGTCTATTTCTGTGTCGTATTCCGTGCAGGGCTTGGAATTGTTCTTTATCGGCTTGCTGGTTTGGCTTGCTCCCTTCATCGTTTCCGCTACTCCTGCCTTTAGTCCGCCCTCGATCGTGCCGCCGTT